GTATCAGAGATTAAGAGAGATGAGAGGAGATTTTGATAATGAAACTGAAGACCTTTGGAGACTTTGATGGGAATTAAAGGAGCAATATCAGCATTAAAACGTGAGGCTGAGTTTTTAGGGTTAACTTTCAACGAAGTTTGTATCTTCGTTGAGCGAAATCCATACGCAGCAAGTAATAAAGCTATCATGGCTTTAGGAGTCTTAAAAAGGAGTAAACTATATGACGGTACGTGAAGAAATCAAATACGCTCTACAAGAATCAGAAATGATGAATAGAGGGCAAAGTCTTGATAAAATTATAGATGATGCGTCAAAAATGTCGCAATGTCCTGCGACATGGGTGAGACAAATTTATGAGGAGTTAAAGCGTGAATATATTTATTCTAGATAAGAATCCAAAGATAGCAGCTGAGATGATGTGTGATAAACATGTCGTTAAAATGATTGTCGAATCAGCTCAAATTCTATCTGCTGTAGTAGATGGCAACTATAAAAATGAGCATAGAGGGTTAGGTCGACCTTCAGAGCAACTAGGCCTTCCTCAGTATCCGAAAGCTCATGCAAAGCACCCATCAACATTATGGGCTAAAAAGTCTCGGGGTAACTATCGATGGTTAATCCGACATATGAGAGCCTTGTGTGGTGAATACCGTAAGCGATACGAAGATAGAGTTCATAAGCTAGAAGGTACTCTAATGATATATGAAGGTCAAGATCAATATCTTACGTTTGCGCAAGAACGGAGATCACCATTTGAAATTGCGATCACTAATAAAGAATGGCATGATCCAGATCCAATCAAAGCATATCAGACTTATTATAATATGGAAAAGTCTCGTTTTGCTAAGTGGAAGTTAGGTAATGTACCGAAGTGGTATGTACCTGGTCAAAGAGTAGCTTGATGAAGAACCCGATTGCAAGATACTTAATGTGTGCGTATGCATATTATGTTGAAGATGATCCTTTGATATCCGACAGTGAATTTGATCAGCTTGGAAAAGATATCTTACAAAACTATGATAACATCGAGCATATGCACAAGCATTTAGTAACTAAAAAAGATCTTGAAGCAGGTACTTATCTAGGTGAATATCCAGAGCTAGTAAAAGGTGCTGTACGAGATTATCGCAATAATATGTAATTTTTAGGAAAAAAACAGTTGCCTTTTTTTTGTGACGAGACTAATATAAGATATAAGATGAGAAAACAGAGAGGAGTTCATCATGGGTAAAGTTAATTCTTGGGTTATGGATATGGAAGAGCAGATCTTTGAAGCTGTTCAAGATGGTGCAGAGTCTATTCAGGCTATTGCTAGCGCTACTGGTATCACAGATACTCATTTCATTCGTCAAACTGTAAATGATATGTACAGCTACGGTGATTGTCAACCGATTGTTGATTATGATGCACCACCACCAGCTGTGTATGATATTGACGATGAGATCCCTTTCTAATGGCTCACCCGTCTAAAGTGGTAAATACAAAAGATCACTGGGCTATCGGTTTTGAATGGCCTGTGACTGGTAGTAAAGGTGATACTTATATTGTTACTATGAATGACTTTGGATTCGAATGTACCTGTATAGCGTATCGTAAATGTAAACACATCAAGCAGGTAGAGGCAGGATTTGATGACCCGTCATTTGAATAGTGTAGAGTGGAGTATCTATTATACTCTCTTTAATGAAAAAATTGAACTTGAAATTAAAGAGCAGACACCTGAAGTAAAAATAGTCATTAAATGGATTGAACAACGACTAGCAGAATTAAAAGAGAGGATGCCATCATGAGTAATCAACGTGCAGGAAAATATCACCGTGCTTCTGGAATGGAAAGCGGCTCCGATATGAAGACATATCAGTTCTTTAAACAAGCCAGAGCAATTTTAGAGGATGCAGGTCATGATGATGCAGCCTTTTACTTTGAGCAAATTGAAAGCTGGATAAAAGAAGGTAAGTCTTTACCGTCAGATAGCAAACAGATCGCGAGAGCACTAGGGGTATAGACCGCTAAATATACAGAAAGTATATGTGGAAGTCATGGCCTTAGTTCCCTTTAAAATACAACAAGTCTTAAAAGACAATATTCCGTATCCGCATGACGTAGTCCCGAAATCGGAGACGATGTATATTGTTACTGCACGTGCTGATGATCGAGTAGCAGCAAAAGCTAAGATTGAACAGAATCTAACTACACGTAACATTCATTATGTGCAAGGCGTAAAAGCATCTTCAAGTATTGAAGGCTTTAAAAGTACAGATGCAACAGTCGATGGTGCTGTTATTCGTATTGTAGTTAAACCTGCAAAACAATCTGGTGCTGGAGCTGAAACTACTGCAAGAGGTGAATCATTTCAAGCCTATGCAAGTGCAGCGAGACAGAATAAGGGCAGTGATTTAGATACAGCAGACGAGGTCTTTGAAAGAGGTCCTGGTCGTTTTGCTGATTGTGATAGAACACTAGAACAATGTGCGTCACTTCCATCAAACTGGCAGTATTCAGGTTTTAAGATTGCTAATAAACTAGCATCTTTTCTAGGTAGTGGTACATACATTTTTCATAGAGGTGGTACATTTGTAAAGCAATTAGAGGATGAGTTTTATTATCATAAAAAGAAAGAAGCGCTTCCTATTAGAGATATTAATAAATGGAACCCTGCTGATATATGGGCTGTTAAAAGCGGCTTTAGTATGCCCAGAGGCCATTTTCAGAGTATTACAGAGTATAATCAATTTTTATATGAGCAATTTGAAGCGCGTAATTTAGTAGGCGTATCCTTAAAAGTGTTAAGACCAGGCGCTGAACCAGTACAACAGATCTATAATGATACTGCAGTACTAAAGACAGTTAAATTAATAGGGTTTACATCTACCCTAACTGCTAAAGATGCTTACTTGTTATTCCAACAGGGTAGTGACAGAGGTAGGATGCAACTAAGAACATTTAGTAGCGGTACTACTGGATGGCAAGGTGAGATTAAAGGCGCATCAGCTGCTGGAGGTAAAGTATCAGGAGGTCCATTAGAAGAGTTATTGACATCTAATGTACCTAATATACGTTTTCTCTCCTATAAACAAGCACGTGCTTATGTGTCAAGAGTAACCGATGCGTTAGCAGCAGAGATGACAAAGATGTATAATGATATAGTAGAGAGTAGATTGCAAATTAGTGTAGATGATATGAAAGCTGCTCTTGATAAAAATAACCTGGGGTGGAGGTATAGCAAGTATTTAAGTTTGCAATATGCATCAATAATTGCTAAGCTCCCTAATACTCAACAACAGCGTCTGCTTACTGATATTATTGGTTATGCAGCATCATCAACCAGTTTCAGTTCAGTGTTTGTAAAGTATTCCTAATGAAAAAATTCGGTACATATTTAAATGAATCAACTAACGCGCATATGGAGCACCTTGAAGACAACGTGCTCAACGGAGGTGTTGCAGGAGCTCGCGGATCTATTAATTTTCTTCAGTCTCTTCGCGATATGCTTGCCGGTCAGTCTGCTTCTCGTGTCAATGTTTCTGTTAAGTGGGACGGTGCTCCTGCTATTTTTGCTGGCATTGACCCTAGCGACGGACGTTTTTACGTTGCTAAGAAGTCCATCTTCAACACGACTCCAAAAGTTTATAAGACCCCAGAAGAAGTAAAAGCAGACACTTCAGGTGATCTGCAAACTAAACTTCTTATGGCATTAGAGTATCTCCCTGAGTTGGGTATCACAAACATATGCTATCAGGGAGACTTTTTATTTGCAGATTCTGATTTAAGACCAGATACTATTGAAGATGAGAAGTATATAACTTTTCATCCTAATACTATTGTATATGCAGTTCCATCAGATTCTGATACTGGTAGATCAATTAAAAGAGCTAAAATTGGTATTGTATGGCATACAACATATACAGGTTCGTCATTTAAAGATATGAAAGCTTCTTTTGGTAAAGATATTGCGTCTAAGTTAAAAAGCTCATCAAATGTTTGGTCTGTAGATGCTACCTATAAAGATGTATCAGGTAGTGCTACAATGACATCAAAAGAAACAAAAGAAATTACGATGCATTTAAGTATGGCTGGTAAAGCATTTAAAAAAGTTCCAGCTGCCTATTTAAATGCACTATCACAGAATGAGACAGTACGTCAAAGAGTTAAAACTTATCTTAATTCTTATATTCGTGCAGGTCAAAGTTGGCCAGATGGTCGTCGCTTAACGCAAGGACTGTTTAAGCACGTAGATGAATATTTTGATAAGGAAATCGCTAAGAAAAAAACAGCAGCTGGTAAAAAAGTTCAAGAAGATAAGCGTAAAGAAATGATGAAAGTCTTATCTAATCCAGTAGCGCTGACTAATATTTTTACAATGATGCAGCATCTAGTAGATGCTAAATTAATGATTGTTCGTAAGATGGAACAAGCAGCCCGTACAAGAACATTCCTTTTAACTAAAGATGGCTATAAAGTCACAGGTGAAGAAGGTTATGTTGCAATCGATCGTATGGGTAAGAACGCTGTTAAAGTAGTTGACAGGTTACAGTTTTCACATGCTAATTTTTCTAGTGATATAATGAAAGGCTGGCAACGTTAAGCTAGCTAAATATTCCTGTAGTTAGGCTACAAGCAATCCTACAGTCAGTAAGTCCACGGAAAACCTGGCAGGTGTAAAAAATGAAACCAGAAATGACAATTCCTGAGAAGGAAGCTAATCTGAAAAAGGACAAAAAGACGTCCGTTCAGAGTAAAGCAGCAGACAAAATCAATCTCTCCCCGAAACTTCAAGAAGCATCAGGGCGGACAGCTGTACTTGTGTGGGGCCGTCTCAACCCTCCTACTATAGGTCACGAGAAGCTTGTTAAAAAACAGCTTAAAGTAGCACGTTCTATGGGTGCTACTCCAATACTATTGCTCTCCCATAGTGAAGATGCTGAGAAGAATCCTCTCCCTTATGATGATAAGCTGTTCTTAGCTAAGAAAGCTTTTGGTAATCACGTCCAGAAGTCACCTGCCAGGACCGTGATTGAAGCACTACAGCATGTAGCTAAAAGTTTTGACCATGTAGTAATGCTTGCAGGTTCAGATCGTATTAAAGATTATAAAAGGGTTATGACCTATAACGGCAAAGACTTTAACTTTGAATCAACTAAAGTTATGAGCGCCGGACAAAGAGATCCTGATGCCGATGGTGCAGAAGGAATGTCAGCATCTAAAATGCGTAAAGCAGTTGAAGATGGCGATATGCAATCATTTAAGAGTGGAGTTCCAACTCGTCTTAAAGGTATTGCCGATCAGATTTTTGACATGGTAAAGAATGGTATGAAGCTTGCTGAGATGTATATCGAAGAGCAAGAACTTACCGAGGTATTATCTATTCAGCAACGACGTAAACGCGCTATTCAAATGCGTAGATATAAGACTCGTATTGCACGAGCACGTAAGATTGCTGCTAAACGTATGGCTACTAAATCAAAACTTACGAGACGTGCACAAAAAGCTGCTCGTAATTTAGTGCGTAAAAGAGTAGCAGGACAAAGAGGATTAAAATATTCATCACTGCCAGTAGCAGATCGTATGAATATCGATAGAAGAGTTGAGCAAAGAAAATCTTTGATTCAGAAGTTGGCTAAGAGACTGATGCCAGCTATCAGAAAAGCAGAGATGGTTCGACTCAAAAAAGCGCGTGGTTATAATGTAACAGAAGAACTAGATTCTTTATTTGAACAGTACTATACTAATCAAGTATTTGAGGATGTAATAGGTACAAAACAAAAGCACGATCGCGAAAAAGAAAGAATGAAGGCAAGACATACACGTGAACTAGAACGTGCAAAGATTGCTGATATTAAGAGAGAGGAGTTCGTTATTGATATGAACGAGGAAGATATCTTTAAGCTTGTCGATTATATGATGGAGAAGCTTGATGAGCAAACCTCTGATTATCTTGATGAGAAGGTTTACACTGCATTGAGTAAAAAAGCAGATAAATCAGATATCAGTATGAAGGTTTTAGAGGAAGTGTATCAAAATGGTGTTAATGAGTGTTTAAAAGAAGAGCGTAGTGATCTTACACCTCAACAGTTAGGTTTTGCTCGCGTAAATGCTTTTATAGCAAGAACGAGAATAGAGCAAAAAGTTGCGGATGTAAATATTATGTTTGAAGCAGTTGAAATCGGTAAAGATGCTGCACAGAAATACGCAAAAGATACACCTAATCAAAAAATACCTGTTATTGTTGCTGTTGATGGAGTACCGCAACCTGGTGGTATGATCAAGAAGCCTAAGATCGATGTCAATGAGATGTTTGAGACAGTAGTAGAAGGTGAGAAACCTGGCTTATGGGATAATATCCATAAGAAGAGAGCTCGTATCAAAGCCGGTAGTGGTGAGAAAATGCGTAAGCCTGGTTCTAAAGGCGCTCCTACAGCTCAAGATTTCAAAGATGCTTCTGAAAACTTTATGGATGGTAAAAATCCAGAGGATAAAGGTGATATGGCTAGACATGGTTTAAAAGGTAAATCAATCTCAGATCTAAAAAAAGTAAGATCCTCAGATAGTGCATCACCACGTAAGAAACAACTTGCACATTGGTATATCAATATGCAAAAAGGTAAGAAATAATGAAGACCTTTAAAGAGATAGAAGAAATTGATCGTATCTGTGAAGAATGTAACCTCTATGAAGATATAGAGATTACGGAAGCAGAGTACCAAGGCAAGACTGTTAAGTTAAATGATCCTATTCGTACATCAGAGAACCCAAATAAGAAGTTCAAAGTGTATACTATGGGCCCAAATGGTAAAGTCGTAGTAGTTCGCTTTGGCGATCCTAACCTAAGTATTAAAAGAGATGACCCAGCTCGCCGTAAGTCTTTTAGAGCAAGACATAACTGCGACAATCCAGGTCCAAAACATAAAGCACGTTATTGGTCTTGTTATCAATGGCGCGCAGGACAGAAGGTAGATAACTAATGAGACTTGCACGTACTTACCGGCAAATGATTGCCGAGAGAAATATTAAAGAAGAAGAGATGTGCTCTGATAAATGCTGCGGTCAACCCGTAAGTGAGTGCACATGTCCCCCAGACTGTAATCACTGCGATTGTAATCGCGATATGGCAGAAGAAGTTATTCACGAAGAACAGAATTACAAGGTAGAGATTGAAGGTCTTCCTGTAATGTTTATGAGTGCGAAAAGTCCAAGTCAGTTAAAAATTGCGCTTCGTAAAATGTTTAAGAAGCCAGATATCATTCAGAATGTAGAACGCGTTCCTGACGCAGAAGTGAAACGTACATTTAGATTAAAAGCACAAGGGAAAGATGAGGAAGGTTCCGACAATGAATAAATTTAGCGACGACCTTCTGGATGCGGTTACAAGCATTCTGAAAGGCCAACCAGTAGAAGAAAAAAAGAAGCTCGATCCTGTAGATAAGAAAGAGCTTAAAGGTAAACATAGCGACCGTGAAGACGGTGATATCGATAATGATGGTGATGAAGACGATTCTGATGAGTATATTCATAAGAAGCGCAAAGCTATCTCAAAAGCTATGAATAAAGAAGCAACTGAGCATGATCCAAAACATGTAAAACAAGCTATTGGTATTGCTTCTGATCCAAGATATAAAAAGGGTAATATGACTGGCGCAGTTCAAGCCATGAATAAGCTCTCAAAAGGTATCGAAAAGCATCCGCAAGTTGCCGCAGTTTTA